GTATAAAATAAATGAAGCAAAAATGGAAAAAAATTTACAGTTCTAGTGACACAATTGTATGGTTAAACTCTACAAACAATGAAATAAAAATATGCTATTTAACTTACAAAGATGAAAAAACACCTTTACCTAAAGGTTGGAAGAGATGGTTTAGCAGTACTTACCAATTATTTTATTATACATACAATGATAATAACGGTCGTAAACAAATAAAATGGAAAAGTCCATCTAAGTTTAATCAGCAAGACTATTCTCCAAAAAAAGATGAAAGAACATTCGATTTAGATTTGGAAGATTTGGAAGATGATTTGAAAAGAATATATGATATAGCAGACGGCAACATTAATTTAAAATGGCATGGAAATACCATACCATGTACTCTTGAAAAGGATACAATTGGATATGCAACAACTATTACAATAATAGGAAAAGATCAAAAAGATAAATATAATAATTGTCTAACTTTTTCAGTTGTTAAAAAAGAACAAATTGCATACATAGAACTTCTCAGTGTTTTCAAAAATAATTGTCCTGGACCAGAAAATGTCAAAGGTTCATTTTTTTTAGGTTTGGTTGATGAAATATGCAGGCGGTTAGAAATGAAAACATTACAACTAGATGATCAATCTATTATTACATCTAAAGAGGGTGTGGAAGTAGGTTTGGAATTTCTAAGTTTGATGAAATATGGACTTTCTTGGTATGAAAGACACGGATTTGTTTATAAAAATCAAAGGAGAAAAGATATTCTAATTCAGACTGGTAAGACACCTATTAGCAAAATAAAAAAGTATCTTACAGATAACATCGGTGAAATAGCAAACCGTGAAATCCATAATACACTGCGTATTATAGCCGAATACGAAAAAGATGAGAAAAACCCCGATTCATTATCAGGTTTTCTTACTTATGTATGGAATAAGAATAATTCAAATAACTTTCTGGAATATAAAGACAGTTTGTCTGTTTTATATCCTCCTAGACCATATAAATATAAAATTCCTGAAGATATATTACCGGCTTTTCCTACTATACATCCGACTATGATAAAAGTATTTAGTATGTAAGCATTTCTTTCTCAATAAAAGCATTAGAGTGCAAAAGCAAGTGGGTACTTGAAGTGATGATGACTGGTAAAGTAGATATTACAAATACAAAAAGATATAGAGAATTGCAAATATAAGGACGAGAATGGAAACGTTGTATCTGATCCTGAAATGACAAAAATAACGAAGCGCTTATTTTCCGCCATTAAGGAGAGAAATGAAGAGTTGATAAACGAGTATTCTGCTGAATTACAAGCCAAATGGAAATCTATGAATGCATCAGGTAATCCTGACATGGATCAAGAAGAAAGTGAACATTTTGCTAGTAAAACAAACGAGGCACTTGAAATTGCAATGGATATTTTGTCTCAAAAGAGACAGACAAGTGAGATGGCAAATGGTATGAGACCTGATTTGTTTTATGGGTTTGTAAGAGAGCTAGCAGCAGGTTGCTATAGATCCGAAAAGTGTTAAAATAATATTCGACAGAGTATTATTTTATACTAGATTATTCATTTTTTATCGTATATAAAACGTATTTTTAAACAAACGAGAAATTAAAGAATGGTTGTGGAATAGTCTTCATATCTATACAATGTGGGTATCCTCCGTCTTTATTAGTTTTATTCAATCCGGTCTCTGCAATTTGTTTAAAATCAAGTTTTTTCTCGAGGAAATTTCGAAATCTTACAGCATGAGTATCTCCTGTATATATGATAACGTTCGTCGCTTTTGCAGGTTGATCAGTTGCTCCAGTATAAGCCTTTTCTTCCATTTTTGTAAGATCAAAAACTTTAAACAAGCGTGAAAGAAGATATACGTCTGTAACTATTCCATTTAGATTAGTAAAAGATTTATAGATGTAGTAAAAAGAATCTTCAAATTCTTTAGGACTAGGATAATCTTTATCACTGGGTTTTATAACTCGCAAAACGATTGGACAATGCGTTCTCCACAACAACTTATATGTATTCATATATTTTCTATTTTCTTCTTGTAGAAATTCAATGATAAACTTTCTAATCTCCTTATCCTCCACTTTACCTAATTCTTTATTTGTATATTTATTGTTAATCACCTGTGATATCAAATAACCATATATTGTCATGTCGTCAGAACTACCAAGCCTTTCAAACATCTCCACGTATTCCTGCTTATTTTCTAATAGTTTTTTATATGCAAAATGTATGGAATCAGCGTAAAAAGTTTCATAAATTTTTTGAACTTCAATCCTGAAAGAAGATATAATATTAGCACCCTTAAAAGCACTATCTTTATCATTATACCTAGCATCAAAATAATGTACTCTAAAAAGACTACACTTTTTTGCTGAACGTGTTGTGTAGTTGATACACTCTTTAAAATATTCAAATAGTTTAGACATTCGATAATTTTTAACTTTACCAGTATAAGGTTGAAAATCGGGATGATACCCTTTCGATTTCATTTCTGTTGCTGGAACTTCTATTAAAAAGTCAATAAAAGAATCTGTAGTGATACCTAGCTGTTTAAAGAAGTATTCAACTGACATTAATTTAGAATTTGGACGATCCCACTGTTCTCTATTGTCTTCTAGTTCTTTGCCTTTTTGAAATAGATGACAGTCCATCACGTCTGTATGAGCTTCTCCAAAGATATATATTATTTTTTTATGTGTATTACTCCAATGAACTGTTAAATTAGCGGGACCTCCTATAAAAAGAGGCTCTGGCTTTTTGACATCTGGAGAATAATGATTATATATAAGATTAATCAAAACATTCTTACCTTTACCACTGTCTTTATGAATACTACATATTTTCATAAATTCTTCAGCAATCAATTCATTACCAAGGTTATCAATCACGTTAGTATTATAAGTATCAGTAAGTTCTTTACATAGTTTTTCCATTTTACTTATAATACTATAATTTAAAATTTATAATATACTTTATTTTGGCTTAACTTTATCTGAAGCCCCACAAGTTTGATCTCCTTCATCACAATAATCAAGCTCGTTTAACCAAAAATGCATGTAAGAACACATATCGTTCTTTGTTAAATCAGACCAGAATAGTATTCTTCTTAGCTCATCATCAGTAGCATCTTCAGGTATTTTTATAGTCGGAAGATATTTCTTAATTTTTTCCGATGATTTAATGTCACTCATCAAATCTTCTCTGTTCTTTCCTAAAAATTCCTTAGACTTATTTATCATTTTTATCATACTACTATCACGACCCTCTGGTACTTTATCGTGCATTTCAGCTTGAATTTTCTTAATATCTTCTGGTTTTGGAAAAGGCAATTTAAATACATTAATAGCTAGAGGTATTAAAACATTGTGATTGTAAGAAGTACTACATACCTTACCTGATGTTTGTTTATGACCTTTCACAACTTCTCCCGTTTTTGGTGGTATACGACGGAGACAAAAAAGTTTATTTGTGTCGTTATATAAACCGTAATATCCATACGGGCTATTTTCTAAAAATGTCTTTCGATCAATCTTTAATTTATCTGCAACATCATAGTATTCATCTTCACAATCTTTCCAAATACCATCCTTTGGATCAAAACACCGAAGAGTATCATCTAGATGCTTTGAAATCGTCACACCATCTAGTTGAAACCAACTATTTTTAAAGTATTTAAGAATGAGCTTACAGATTTTTATTTCATTATTATCAGGATCATCAGGTCCTATATGGATTTTTTGTATACTAGTCTCTATAAATTGTTCTTGAATTTTATTAGGCAGACGAACCATAATTTTACGAACGTCTTCCAAATTCTTAGATTCTTTGATTAGATTAATAATAGAAGGTATAGACTCTATATATAGTGTATTTATTACTTCATCAAAAGAAGTTTGTGTTTTTGCGTGAAAATTTTCAGTGTAGTATTCGGTTGATGAAGCAGAAAGACTGTCTGATAGAAAGAAAATATTATTATTCTCTTTCAAGTATGATACAAAACCATATTTATTTATTATAGGTCTACTTTCATTAATAATAAGACGTAATGCAGACAAAACTTCAAAACTTGAAAAATCCTTAAAATGAACATTAGTAAGTGTATCAAAATCAATCTTAAAATTCTTACGAAACAAGTCGATTATATCATCAATAATTATTTTGTTATTAGACACGTCATACTGAGCATAGAATGATGAATAGTCCAATTCATCTGGGGGTTGACCTGAAACACCGTCACATACATATTTACAGTCCATATAGTCACATTCTCTTTTACCATCTAAACCAGTAACAAAATTACGTTTGTAAAAGAGAGAGCAATCCCAAGCAGACTCTTTCATGATACGCTCAACGCGTTTTATAGAAACATCCTTATCCTCAGAAGTTTTATACATAGTAAAATCAATGCTCGCAACTCCGTTTTTTGGAATAGATACACGCTGATAGATAGCTACCTTGGGATCAACTCCTTCTTGAATTAAATCTTTGTGTGAACCAAGACGATGACCACGAGCGATCACTTGAGAAGTTTCGCTATAATTAAACCAAGGAGTGTGAATATCTATGATTTGAACGTTTTTAAATGTAAAACCTTCTGATATTTTACGTGACCCAATTATTACATTAATTATTTTACCTGTCATATTATCTGGTTGATTAAATCTATTAACTAGCATTCCAATCTGTTTATCTGTAGATGTTTGACTTGTCAAAGTTGCATATCTAGCTTTTTCAGAATTTTCAGCCTCTGCACCATTTGCTTTTGAAAATTCGAATAATTCTAAAATCAATCCAAATAATATCAGACCAGAACCAGTAACAAATTCATTGTAAACAAAAACAGATTTACCGTCTCTTTGAGCATCAAGAATAGTCTTAATCGATTCAGCGTATTTACTGCTAAATTTTCGTAACCTTTGTAGTGATTCTTCTTTGGAAGTACCTAGAATTTCTTTTTTCAAAGATTCGGATAAAGAAAAAGCATGTTTAACCTTTTCACTCTTTTCTTCTATAAGAGATTTTACAACTGTCTTGGTAACGTATTTCGCAAATCCCTCTTTACCAATAGAACCGTCTGGAAAAACAAAAAGGGAAGCTTGACGTGAATCTGCCCAAACACCTTTATTTTCTTCTCTATCGTCTGTGTAGGCTTTTTTATAACGTTCAGATTGAAAATCACTCATATTATCCTCATACACAATCATATGGTCTAGTTTATCGCTTGTACGACCATTACTTTGAAAAACTTTTTCAACAGTAGACCTCATAGATTTCAAATAAGATACTCGCCCTTTGAAAGCCTTCTTAAGAGTATCCACGTGTGAAGTTTTTACTATGAAAGTATTATCCTTTTCATCAAAAAATTCTGTTATAAATGCAGGACCAGTCGGAAGTTGTTTATCATCCGGTAATATAAGATTCATCACAGATGCTATCTCATCAACGCCATCTTTCATTGGAGTTCCGGACATTAGTAAAATTTTACAATCTTTCACAGCGTGTAAGAATCGGTAAAATTCCTTATATATGTTCAAATTAGTTTTATTTCCATTCTCTTCTTCAACTTGTGCCCTCATACGAAGATTATGAACTTCGTCTATGATAATAACACTATTATTAAATTTCTCGGACTCACACCATTTAGAAAGGTCATCTTTTGTTGTATATCTTTTAATTTTTTGAGCAAAAGTCTCAAACGTATTGGTCATATAATAATCTTTGATAGCTTTTCTAGTTCTGTGAACTTTTTCCAAATCGGTACGATCATTATAATCTTCAGGTATATAGCGTCCATCAGTACATTTAAAAACCAATTCGTTGATGAAATTATTTACAAGAGCATCTCCTTTAGCCAAATAAAGTACCCCTTGAAATTTTCCCTCTTTCCTAATCTGTTCAACCGCTCCAATAGCCGTACAGGTTTTCCCTGATCCCATCTCATGTAAAAGCAAAAGCTCATCATATAGTGTGTTAGATGAAAAAAATCTAGAAATAAGTTTTTGATGATTCATAAGAGAACCAGCCTCTTCTGGTACTTTTTCCACTTCTTCTAAACGAATGTCGTAAAATTCTTTCTTTTTATAAACGGATTCGTAAAAATCTTCTTTGTACGGATTTAAAGTATCTTCATCAAACTGGTCGATGTTCGGATATTTGATAAGAAAGTTGGTAATGTCTAGTTCCATTTTTCTATTTACCAATATATATTTTAGGTATGAATTTTTATACGTATATCACTTAACGTATAAAAATTAATCAGAATCTTCATCTGATTCTTCTTCAGAATCTTTGTCAGAATCTTTGTCAGAATCTTCGTCAGAATCTTTGTCAGAATCTTCGTCAGAATCTTCGTCAGAATTACTACTTGAATCTGTATTTTGATATTCCTTCGGAAGATACTTTACCAGATCATTAAATTCTTTAAAAACCTTTTCGGGATTAACTAAAAAGGTATTTATCTTACGAATAATTGGATCTGATTGATCAAATTCTCGTTGAATAGAATTTCCAGGTAGTAATTTACCTAAAATTTCGTATTCATTTTTATTAATACAAAGAATCATGATTGATTTCCTTCCTTTTAGGTTGTCTACAGTCTGAGGAGATAAATATGGCATTCTATTTTTCTTACTAATCATGTATATATCACAATTAAATTGCTTTGAAATAGCAGAGATAGTAGAAGCATCTATATCCTCAACCAAATTATCTGAACAAGCTACAAAACTTTTAAAAGCCTCTTCCTCTGCTTCTTTCAAAACCGCTGTTACAAATTTGCGTACCAACTCACGAATACGTTCTGATTTATCTTTAGGAAGAGATTTAACTTCTTTCTTCTTTTTTATATAAGAATTTGCATTTTTAATAATTCTCTCATTTAACATATAAAATTTTTTTCCTATGCTCTCGTCATATGCATTCGAGAGAATTTGCTTTTCAAAACCTTCTTTAAGAGGAATTAATTCTGTAATCAATTTGTAACGTTCAAATAACTTTTCATCTTCACCAACCAAGTTTTTAATAACTCTATGTGTTGCATTCCCTCGAGCGTTTGGATCATTTTTAAAAAACCTGTAAC